TTTGGTGGCACAGTAAGTGCTACTGCTGGTGACTTAACAATTGAATTTCCTGCTGCTGACGCATCCAACGCTGTAATTCGTATTGCGTAAGGAGTAGCAGATGGCTGTTACCGTAAATGCTGCTGTTTACGGAGTAGGTATCTACGGAACAGCTAGGTATGGCAAGGTTATTGTAAGCAACCTTGACCAAGCTACCGCAACTGGTGCTGTTAATACTGTACAGGTAAATGTAACAGAAGTATTAAACAGTGTAACGGCTACAGGCACAATTGCAAATGTAGTTGCTGGTGGTTTTGAAGTTGACATTTCTGAGCGTTTAGATAGCGTATCGGCTACAACAACAGTTAATGGCGTTCAGGTAAATGTAACAGAGATACTAGGTAGCATTAGTGCTACAGGTGCAATAGGCACACTAGCTATTAGCAATACTGTTACACTTACAGGTGTTCAAGGCACAGGTGCTGTAAACACTGTAGAAGATAAACCAACAGAGATTCTGGATAGTGTAAGTGTTACTGGTACTGTAAATACTGTACAAGTTAACATTACAGAAATACTTGGCAGTGTAAGCGCAACAGGTTCTATAGGAACACTAGAGCATAGCAATACAGTTACACTGACAGGTGTTCAGGCAACAGGATTTGTCAATACACTTGAAGAGAAACCTACTGAGGTATTAAACAGTGTAAGTGCTACAGGTGCAGTTGGCGATAACTTTACGTTTAGTAATAGCCATGCTCTTACAGGCGTACAGGCAACAACATCATTAGGAACAATTACAAAGACCGCTGTTGTATTTGACTTCCAAGATGTAGCAAGTCAATATAGCCGTGCTAGAACAGTTAAGATAGCAAGAGCAGCCTAATGTCTACAGCCGCAGAAAGAACAATAGATATACCATTTGAAAACAGGAAAGTATATATTCCTCGCGGTACAACACCAGATGACAGAACGGTGCTTATTAAGTTTGAAAACAGAACAGTGTATATTGAAAGACAATCAACATCAGCTGAACGCACTGTTTATGTAACGGAGTTATATTAATGTCATATCGCTGGCCTACAAAGGATAAAGATGAAACGCTTGATTACAGCGTAGATTGGTCACGTTTTCTTGACACTGCTACTATTAGTTCTGTTCAATGGCATGTGCAGACAGATGATATTGGCAAGACACTGTTGGCATCAGGACAAGATTTAACAACCGCTTCTGGTGGTTCAGTTACTGACAGTATTCAAAATGTATCACAGTCAAACACAAGCACCGTTGCTACAATTAACATGGCTGGTGGCGTAAACAATCGTGAATACATATTTACCTGTCGCATGATTGATAGCACAGGAAGCACTGCTGAACGTACTATTAAAATTACAATCAGAGAGAAGTAAAATACATGGCTTATAACTTTCTTGGATTAGTAAATGAAGTCAATCGCCGTTTGAATGAAGTTGAACTTACTTCCTCTAACTTTAGCACGGCAACAGGCTTCTACGCACATGCAAAGGATGCAGTTAATGCATCTTTACGTTATGTTAATCAATCTGAATACGAATGGCCTTTTAATCACGTAGAACAAGAAGACACACTTTCTGTTGGTGTGTCTCGTTATCCATTCCCTGCTGACTGTAAAGTAATTGACTTTGATACATTTAGAGTAAAAAAGAATAGCACACTTGGAAATGATACAGTAAAACTTCCTACACTTGCATATGAAGAATATCTTGAAAAACATGTAGACCAAGAATACACATCGGATACAAATGGTCAGGGTGTTCCAAATAGAGTTGTACATACTCCATCTCTTGAGTACATTATGACACCTGCTCCAGATAAAGCATATACTGTTGTCTACGAATATTATCGTATTCCAGTTGACCTTGAATTGTATGATGATGTGCCAGATATTCCTGAAAGGTTTAAGCATATAATTACAGATGGTGCTATGCACTATGCTTATCTTTTTCGTGGCAATACACAGGATGCATTGGTAGCAAAAGAAAAGTTTGAAGAAGGCATTAAGCATATGCGTTCTATGATTATTAATCGTTACCATTATGTGCGGTCATATATGATACCTCAAAATACAGGTGGTGGTGGTAGAATTGGCTACGCTAGACTGCCGTTAGGATAATATAACATGGCAGACAGATGGCAAACCTATCCTGTAGAGTTTCGTGGTGGTCTGGTAACAAATTTAAGCCCTTTGCAACAAGGGGTAAATTTACCGGGTTCTGCACGTATTCTTCGTAACTTTGAACCTTCAGTTGAAGGTGGTTATCGTAGGATTGAAGGTTATGATAAGTATGATAGCAATTTAATACCGCCATATGGCTTGCCTGTTGTGCATGGTTCTGGTCAATCTGGTACAACACTTATAATTGGTAATATAGATACTACACCTGAAGATGGCGATACACTTACAATTGCTGGCGTATCTGGAACATACACAATTGCATCTGCTGGTGTTACATTTGATGGAACAAACAACAGGGCTACACTTACACTCACAACCAGCCTTGATTCAAGCCCAGCAAATGCTGCTGAAGTTACATTTACAAGTACAACATCTAATTACCTAGCATTAGGTGTAGCAAGTTGGGAAGACATTGCGCTTGTTGCTAAAAATGACAATTTATTCTCTACATCTGGAAGTGGCTATACACATATTAATGTACCCAATTATGGTACACCACTTGTAGATGGTGGTAGCCAAACTGGTACTAGTTTAGACATAGATGGTCTTACAAGTGCGCCACAAGCAGGTGATGTATTTAAGATTACTGGTGTTGACCTTGTATACACTGTAACTGCAGACGCAACTGTAGCATCAGGTGCAGCAACACTTACAATAAATCCTGCACTTGATAGCAGTCCAGCAGATAATGCAACAATTACATTCTTGTCAACAAGCCGCGATGGTGCAGCAAGAACAAGATTTGCAAAATATAACTTGACAGGCACTGAAAAAGTTGCTATAGTAGATGGAGCAAATGCACCTGCATTATATGATGGTTCAACATTTACAGTATTAAATAGCGCACCTGCTGATGTAATTAGTGCCACACATGTAAGAGAGTTTAAAAAAGCACTATTTTTTGGTAAAGGAACTACACTTACATTTACAGAACCATATACAGATGATTCATTTTCAGTAGCAAACGGTTCTGGTAGTATAAATGTAGGTGGTGTAATTACAGGACTTGTTGTATTTAGGCAACAGTTAATTGTATTTACAGAAAGAAACATTCAGCAGTTACAAGGTAACACTGTCGCAGACTTTACATTACAGCCAATAACAGAAGACATAGGTTGTATTGAAGGTGACACAATTCAAGAGATTGGTGGCGACATTATGTTTCTTGGTCCAGATGGATTGAGACTACTAAGTGCTACAGAACGAATTGGTGACTTTGGGCTTGCCGCAATATCTAAGCCAATTCAGAAAAACATGACAAACTTTATTGCTGCCAATACATCATATACAAGTACAGTAATAAGAGAAAAATCACAATACAGATTACTTGGGTATAATAACAATATTACACAGGAAAATGCTCAAGGTATTATTGCTACACAGTTTGCTGAACAGGGTGGTGCTGGTACAGGTTTTGCAGAAACACGTGGCATAAGAGCATATGTAGCTGATAGCAATTACAATGCTACAACTGAAGTAGTTTTCTTTGCTAATGATGATGGCTACTTATACCAGATGGAGTCAGGCAATAGTTTTGATGGTGCTAATATTCAAACTACATTTGCTACACCCCATCTGCCAATTCAAGACCCACGTGTACGTAAGACATTCTATAAGTTGTTTTTGTATACTGACCCACAAGGAAGTGTCAACTTTGATGTTAGTTTGAAGTTAGACTTTGACGGTCAGGACGTTATACAACCAGCACCAATTAGTTTTGCAAACACTACAGGTGTTGTAGGATTTTACGGTACAGGTACATATGGAACAACTTCGTATGGTAGCAAGTTGCAAAAACTTTTTGAAGGACAAGTAATAGGTTCTGGGTTTGCTGTTTCATTTCAGTTTACTTCAGACAATAGTGACCCACCATTCTCACTGGATGCATTAACAGTAGAATATGGTATAAACGACAGAAGGTAGGTTAAAATGGGTACAGGTTACACTAGAGCAGACGTATCTAATAACATAGCTGATGGAAATATTATAAACAGCTCTGATTTAGATAATGAGTATGACGCAATTGAAGCGGCATTTAACTCATCGACAGGTCACACACACGATGGTACTTCAGCAGAAGGTGGACCAATTACAGTTGTTGGTCCTGTACAAGACCTTGTTGTAAGTTCTACCGAAGTTAAACCAAAGACAACAAATACACTTGACTTGGGTACATCAGGCTTGCTCTACAAAGATGCATACCTGCAAGGCAATATGTATTTCCGTGATACTGCACTTAAAATTGTATCAAGTGCAGATGGTCAACTTGATATTGACGCAGATGTTGAAGTTGAAATTACCGCACCTACCCTTGACATTGATGCTTCTACCGCTGTAACCATTGACACTGCCACACTCACAATCACAGGCTCTGCTAACGTAGTTGGTGACCTAGACGTTGACAACATCAACATCAATGGCAACACCATCATCAGCACAGACACCAACGGCAACATTGCTTTGACACCTAACGGTACAGGTGAAGTGGACATCAGCAAAGTAGACATCGACAGTGGTGCTATTGATGGCACTGTTATCGGTGCAAATAGTGCTGCCGCAATTACAGGTACTACAATTACAGGTACATCCTTTGTGTCGTCAGGTGATATGACCTTCGGCGACAACGACAAGGCCATCTTCGGTGCTGGGTCTGACTTGCAGATTTATCACGATGGGTCACACAGTTATATTGAAGAGCAAGGCACTGGCAATTTAAGGCTAAAAACAAACGGAGTTGGGGTTCAGATAGTTGACTCATCAGATTTAAACTTGGCAGTTTTTAATGCTGGAAATGGCGAAGCACAACTATATCATGTAAATGCTGGAGTTTCTTCTAATAAACTAAAGACAACCTCTGGCGGCATTGATGTCACTGGCACGGCAGTCACAGACGGCCTCACTGTTGCTGGCAACGTCAGCGTAGACGGCGGCACGATTAAGCTGGACGGTAATTATCCTGTTGGCATAAACAATGTGGCGTTGGGTGATACTGCGCTGGATGATGGCTCGTTGTCAGGTAATAACAACACAGCGATTGGTAAAGCTACATTAACAGGAAATACCAGCGGGGGTCAAAACACTGCTGTTGGTACTAATGCGCTTCAAACTAATAGCACAGGGTCAAACAATGTCGGTATTGGTACAAATGCGCTTACCTCAAACACCACCGCCTCTAACAACACTGCTGTGGGGTATCAGTCACTTTATGCAAACACCACTGGCACATCCAATGTTGCTGTAGGCAGAAACACGCTTGACGCTAATACTGTGGGCAATAACAACACCGCCGTAGGTGAAGGTGCATTAACACAAAACACCACTGCGTCTAACAATACAGCAATAGGGTTTGCCGCACTTCAACAAAACACTACCGCATCTCAAAACACCGCTGTTGGTTATCAAGCCCTAGATGCAAACACTACAGGTGCAGACCATACGGCTGTTGGTAATAATGCTTTGGGTGCTAATACAACTGGCACAGGCAGTGTTTCGGTTGGCGTATCTTCGCTATTTAATAATACTACAGGCAACTATAATACAGCAGTCGGTCGTTCTGCTTTGTCGCAAAACACCACCGCATCCTTTAATACGGCTGTAGGTTATCAAGCGGCCTATAGCAATACTACTGGAGCCGATAACGTAGCGATTGGTTATCAGACCTTATACTCAAACACAACTGGTGGTCAAAATAATGCCGTAGGTGAATATTCTCTGTATTCCAATACCAGCGGTCTTTACAACACTGCAATGGGTCACAGAAGCCTGTATGCTAATACCACCGCATCCAACAATACGGCTGTTGGTTATTATTCGTTGAATCAAAACTCCACTGGCTTTGGCAATGTGGCTATGGGTAAGGATGCCTTGGAGTTTAATACGACAGGCACTCTTAATGTTGCTATTGGCGCACAGGCACTAGAAGATAATACAACGGCAAGTAACAACGTGGGTGTTGGGTATTTTGCTATAGCGAATAATACTACTGGCGCAAACAATACAGCGTTAGGTAGTCTCTCATTAGCCTCAAATACTACCGCATCCAACAATGTGGCGGTTGGTTATAATTCGCTTTTTGCAAACACTACTGGCACACGCAATACCGCTATTGGTAGAAATGCAATGCAACAGAATACAGTTGCAGATGACAACACCGCAGTTGGTGAAAGCGCACTCAATCAAAACACCAGTGGCACATATAACACTGCTATGGGTCAGAACGCACTTTACGCTAATACTACTGGTAGTGGTTTGTCTGCCTTTGGTATGCAAGCGTTGGATGCTAACACTACAGGCAATAACAATTCTGCGTTTGGTAAATCATCATTAGGGGCAAATACAACAGGCGCACAAAATGTGGCTGTTGGTGCATTATCGCTGTTGAATAACAGCACTGGGTCTTACAACACTGCTGTTGGTCGCAGTTCTCTTGAAAACAACACCACCGCATCCAACAATACTGCTGTAGGATATAATTCGCTTAACGCAAACACCACTGGTGCGGCTAATACGGCTGTTGGTTACAATGCTGGATTATCTAATACAACTGGCACTGCTTTAACCGCTTTCGGTCAGTCTGCTGGGCAATCAAACACCACAGGTTTTGCGAATACGCTAATGGGTGTAAGCGCATCAACGGCAAACACCACTGGCGGTTACAACACTACATTAGGTTATCAGGCGTTTTATTCAAACACCGCTAGTGGATACAATACAGGTTTAGGTGCGCTTGCTGGTTATTCAACCACTAGCGCACAGAATACCTTTATTGGTCAGCAAGCAGGTTACTATGTAACTACTGGTGAAAAGAACACCATCATCGTACGCTACAACGGCAATCAAGGCGGCCTAGACATCCGCACATCCAACAACTACATCGTGCTGTCAGATGGCGATGGTAATCCTCGTCAGGTAATCGACAGCAGCGGCAACGTGGGCATCGGGACGACTTCGCCTAACAGCCACCTGACAACTCAAACGTCATCGACTAGCACGTCAGCTTTTGATTTTGGGGTGCAGGTCAACAATTCGTACTCTTCCAATGACAGCATCTGCGCAATCGGTTTCCACAATCGTGCAGACGTAAATGGCACAGGCGTAGGCGGGGCAATTGCGTTTGTTGGCGGTGGTGTTAGTGGTGGCTCTGGAAACATCACCTTCAACATCAAAGACAATAGCGACATTAGCAATGTGGTTGATGTTGCTGATGAGAAGATGCGAATCGACAGCAATGGCAACGTGCTGGTTGGGACGACAAATACAGACCCAGCGGCATCTTCAACTGTTGAAGGGATAAGTCTAGGTAGTGATGGCAATGGGCAATTTAGTGCGTCCAACCAGCAAGCGATTGATGTAAACAGGAACGACAGTGACGGCACAGTTCTTATGTTTCGTCAGGCTGGCACAGCGGAAGGGTCTATTGAAATCAATGGTACTGTTGTCAGCCTCAACGGTGGTCACTTGTCTCGCTGGTCACGCCTTGCAGACGACAGCAGAGACACAAGCATTGTCAAAGGTACTGTCATGACCAACCTTGATGAGATGGTTGAATGGTCACACGAAACAACATACTGGACGGATGAAGATGAATTGCCAGATGGCGTTTCTGTTGGCGATGTTAAGACTGCCGCATACGTTGAAGACAACGAACAGTTAAACAAGATGGCTGTGTCTTCGGTTGAAGGCGATGCCAATGTTGCTGGCGTCTTTGTGAATTGGGATGTTAGCGATGACTGGAACGACATGAATGTGGCAATGACTGGGGATATGGTCATCCGCATTGCACAAGGCACAACAGTTCAGCGTGGTGACTTGCTCATGTCTGCTGGCGATGGCACTGCAAAACCGCAGGATGACGACATCGTGCGTAGCAAAACAATCGCAAAGGTAACATCAACTCACGTTTCGCACACATATGACGATGGGTCATACCTTGTGCCTTGTGTCCTAATGGCTTGTTAAAGGAGATTAAAATGGACGAAATCACAGCAGAAGAAATCGCACAGCACTACACAGCGATGGGTCACAGCGTTGACCTTATCAATGCCATTATTGCTGGCGACCACGATGAAACTATGGATGCGGATGAACGTGCAGATTGCGTTAGCCGTAACGTAGAGCATCTGGAAATTATGGTGGCAAAAGACTTCTGGACATCAGAAGATATGACAGATGTTAATGCCGCTATTGCCGCAGGTAAGGCTTACAGCGCGTAATGTTTGGTGAATACGCATTAGCAGAACAAGCAATCGCTGACCAAG